TACTGGTATAATTGATCCTGGAGTAATTCTAATATTAGATGGATTGATTACACCATCATCTGCTGCTGTATAAACTCCAGCACATGCTATACTAGCATTTTTAAGTAACAGCTCTAAAGTTTTATTTAAAGTTTTTACATCTGGTAAAGCAGATACTAATGGTCCTCTACCAAATACCTCACCAGGTATCTTCATGTATCTTGCAACAATCCATGGTGTAGTATCCATTCTTCTAAATACTAACTCATCTTTTGTTTTCTCATGTATAATATGATAACAATAATCTTTTCTCTCTGGATCTATAATTACAGCCTCAATCAACTCTACCATCTCTTGAGGTTTAGTTTGTATTAATAATTCAAGTTGTTCATTTAATTTTATATCTGGGTATTGTCTTGGCAAAGCCTCAGCTCTAACTTTGTATTTACGATAAACATTATCTACAGTTCCATGTGGTCCTTCTTCTAATGCAATAAGATACTGAGGAACTGGAGTAAACTGAATAGGATTAATATCATCTCCTGGCTGAATGAGCATAACAGCAGTACCTACGCAGAGATCTAATAAGAACTCTCCCATAGCTAGATCAAAGTTTGATTGTCTTAACAAAGTAAACATTTTATCTAAATACAGATCTAATGCTTGTTGAACCTCTGCTTTTCTATCTGCTGGTATGTCATTACCAGGTTCCAATCTGCACCACTTTTTATAGGGAGGAAATAGGCCAGATTGAATTCTGTTTGCAAATCTTTGAGTTGAATGAATAGCTGTACTGTCAAATACCATATTCATTTTGTTTTGACCTGGTACAGTTCCCTCATAATATCCATCATAAAGATTTCTTTGTGGAAGAGCATAACGATAACAATCCTCGTAAATAGTTCTCCATTGTTCTTTACGAGCAAATGCTTTGTTTGATCTATCTAGTACATCTCTTGGTTTTAATTGCATTATGCAGTTCCTTTGTTTCTGTTAGCAAAATTTCTAGCAGCCTCTTTACTACCAAAGCCCCATGCCTTGAGAGCTAAAGCTAATCTTGTAGGCCTACCCTTATCATCTTTCATAGGTCCTTTGTTAGCAGCAAACCTCGCAGCAAAGCTAACCCTTCTCGGATTAGTTCCTTTCTTAACTGGTGATTTTAAATTACTGCCTTCGGTTCTTTTAAAAAAAGCTCTACCTCTTTCATTTAATCCACCAGATGGGTTTTGATACTTTTTAGCTACCATCTAAATAATTATTCCTCCTAAAACAAAAGAGATAATTATAGCAGCAACAAACCACTTATGTTCTTTTGCTCTTCTCTTCCATTCTCTAGGAGTATGTCCAAATATAATCATGCCATTACCTTTTTCTTTTTATTTCTTAACATAGCAAAGTCTTGCTTACCAATCTTGCCATCTTTGTTTGCATCTAATTTTTTTTGATTGCCTTTTAACTTAGATGTTTTTTTCATTTTCATTTTATATACCATTAGCTTACCAGTCCTTTCTTTCTTTTTGATCTTATTAAATCTTTATCAGCTTTTCTTGCACCACCCTTGCCAGTCGCAAAGGACCGAACTCTTCCAGCTGCCCAAGCATGAGCTGATACATTCCTTGATCCACTAGAATAGTAGGCCCCAATCCCACGAGAATAGACCTTGCTTAATGTTCCTTTAGATATTCCACTAGACTTAGAATACTTTGCTATAACATCTGCTTTACTCATGCCTTTGCCCTCTTCTTGCTAATGTCATCCATCATAGCAGCTGTTAATAAACCTTTCTTATATAATCTTCTTGTTCTCAATATCTCTGCCTCTTTTCCTTTAGGGTTCTTTGCACCAGCTAAATATTTTAATGGTACTCCCTTTTTACTCTTCGGAACTTTCGGAAACTTTCTGCTCATCCTCTTGCTCCTTTGGTTTTCTAAATTTTGGATTTCTTATATAAACTTGTTCATGACTATCCATAAGACATTAATCCTTTCTTTCTGGATGATCTTTTTGTTTTTTTCTTTTTAGGTTTTTTATAATAGCCAGGCATTATGCACTCCCCAGCTTAGATCCATCTCTTGGATTTCTTATTGGTGAATAATCTTGTCCAGTTTCTAAACCAGTATTTTGAGATGTTGCCAATAACTGAGATCTTCTTCTAGTTCTTTTCTTTAATCTTCTAGTTACTTTTTTACCCTCAGCCTCAGTTTGTTTTGCTACCTCTACTCTTCTCTCTACAATAGGAGAGGATGGTGGTGGTTTAGGTTTTGAAACAACCTTTTTAACTATTCTTACTGCTCCTCCCATTATGTCATCATCCTTTCATCTTTCATTGGATCTCTCACACTAGCTACATCTGTAAGTGTAGTACCTACTCCTAAAGCTGGTAAATCTCTATCTTGAGAATAAAGTAATCTACCACCCTTTCGTCTAGTACGAGATCTCGCTGCTAGTTTTCTTATTTCTTTTTTTTCACTTGCATCAGCTCTTTTATCTCTTTCATCTAATAATTTATTAGTTGTATCCATAGCTGGTGGTGGAGTGAACTTTGGAGTTTTAAATAAACTACCCATTATTTTTTACCTCTACAACATGGTGTATAGAAACAAATATCCATACAGAATACTAAGCATACCCATTTTCTAAATATTTTTTTTAACATATTAAAATAACCTACTATACATTATCATGTCTTGTTTATTGAAGGAATATTTTTTTAATACACCTTCTCTTTTAAAATATATATGTTCTATCCATTTGACACTACGAACATTGTTAGCACTTACAGTTACATGTAATCTATGTAAATTTAGCTCATCAGCTGCTAACTCCATAAATTTTTTTGCACCTTTATGAAATTTTAGTTTCCATTTCTGTATAAGTTTTCTATCTGGTATAAGCCATAACTCAGCAACTCCAGGCCATTGTGGTACAATACCAAAGCAAACAATAGGTTTACCTTTATCTAAAACTGTATATCCAAAGCCTTGTTTAGTACAAGCATCTAAATAATCTAAGTAACCAGGTATCTGATCAACATGTTGCCTATCTTCTGGACCTAGTTCCATAACATTTAATAAATAAGATTTGAATGGTAAGACCATCATGTCCTTGCCATCTGCGTTAAATATACTTTCAAGTGTTTGTAATCTCATAAGTGGCTCTATACTTTTTTGGTATAACAAATTCCTCCATCCTTTTCTCTGATATAAAAATAGTAAATTCTTTCTTTAAGTCCATCTCTCCTTTTTTCCAAACTCTTACTAACCATTTTTGTTTTATGTCTTTACTCATCCCTATCTCTGTTAATTATATAATAAGCTATGATAGCAGCTATAGTTATAGCAGCCAGGCCAACAAAAAACATTCCAATACCATATCCTACACTCATGCAAATATATCAAACTCTGTACTGGCAACTGATTGCCTAAACTTATTATTAGTTCCTCTTGTTAATCTTTTATGCTCACCACCTCCAAGGAGTAAGTACATAAACGCATCACCAACATGCGAATGTTCATTCTTGTTTGGAGCATCCTTATATCTTTCACCACCAGATATTTGTACTCGTTTAAAATGATAGCCACCAGATAATGCCTTCCTTAATCTTTGACATCTCTTATCTACAAGTAATCCTGGTTTACCTTCTATCAATCTATTCATAGGCATAGCTCCAGCCTCTCGTCTTACTCTAAAATCATTAGATGCAGTTGGTCTAGCAGTCAATCCTATAGATCTTAAATGATCAAAAGCTGTAACCTCATAGATCTCATCTCTCTTCATACCAGCTGGATCTCCATGGACTAGAACCTCAAACTTAGGAAACTTACTAGCCAGTTCTGTTTTTAACATTTCACCAAATCTTTCTAATCCCATATCAAAGGTAACTAACTCATGTAAAATATTCCAGGTACCTTTTTTATTTCTTTGGCCAAAGATTGCAGCTGGAGTTAAACCAAAGTCCACACCCACCTGGATTGGTAAACTTATATCTGGTTCTAAATAATCTGCTGCCATTAATGTATCATCATACTCAGATAAAACTGGTTTACCTTCTTGCACATAAGTATATAGGCCTTGAGCATAACATCTTATCCAATCTAAATTTTTTCCGAGTAGTGTTTGTTCATAGTAACCAGTCGGTAAATTTTTTTTATTTTCAGCTTGAGGGTTTGTCATCCACCATTTCTTTGCTGACATAACAAAACCATTAGCCTCTGGATTTTCTGGTAAATCTTCTTTGGTATATTCTAATACTGCACCAGGCTGCTTATAAAACTTCCAGGCATATTTACCTTTCATCTTTTCTTTCTCTGCTAATCTGTACCACCAATGATCATCATCCATTGGGTTAGTATCCATGATGATACCTCTCCAGGGTTTGGCCCCTCCATCTGATAATGTAGGATACCTTCCAACTCTATGTGTTAATCCATCTATAACAGCCTTTGGTAATTCTCTAGCCTCATTCACCCAGGCTCCAGTCAATTCCATAGACAAAAGTTTTCTAACATCTTTTGGTTGGTCCAATGCTAAGAAGATAACTTCACAATCTATACCTGGAGCTCCATCCCTTGATGGTAATTTTATATGATGTGTCAATGGAGGGCTCCATCTAAATGGACCCCAAATGTTTTCTGGAAATAACTCTTGCCAAGTTTTAATAGTAGTTGTCCTAAGCTCTGGATAAGAATTACGAACTACAACAAACCTTGAATACTTGATCCCATCCTTAGGACTGGCCACTTGCTGTACTGCTTTCAACATTATCTCAGCTGCACATGCGTATGACTTGCCAGATCCAACTGGCCCCATCAATCCTCTTACAAATGATTTGTCTTGTAGAAATTTCCAAACTGTTTGTGATGTAGAAAAGTCTAGCTTTAAATTTGTTATTGCATCAGACACCACACATACCCTCGCAATTATCTAATTGTCCAAAATCTTCATGGAATAATTCTGGTTGTCCTTTTTCTGCATTGGTTCTTAAATCTGCCTCATTAAGTGGTACACAATCTTTATGAACATAAACTTTATCATCAGTCTTAGTTCCAGTTCTTATTTTTTTGTCAAACTCAACAGCTTGTTTCCATTCATTAGGAAAATTATTTTTTAATGCTTTCCATTCTGTATTTGTTTTATAAGGACAATATATACATGCAGACCTTGGTAGATTTTTATCATAATGTTTTGCAAACCAATCTTGACAATCTTTGCGTCTAATTTTTTTATCTATCAAAGGATAAACATTTTCAATCCATTTAATTTGATTTGTTTTCATTCTAATTATTTCATCAAATGATATACCCATAAGTAATTGTACATTAGTACCTTGCTTTCTTTTTTCTCCTTTTTGCAAACCTAACAACTCTCTAATCTTTTTATTTACTGGCCTTATTTTGTAGTTACTCGTACATTGTCTGCGTAATAAACCTTTTTTTCCAGTTTCATTATTTTTAGTAAAGAGTGGCACTTCAACAAAATTCCATCTGCCTTTACCTTCTGCATTGTTAATACTATCTTGAGTAAGATCTCCACCAGATACTTTGTAAATAGGATATGATAATTGTTTTTCTAACCAGGTAAGATGGTCATAAACCTCTTTAGGTTCTGCCATAGTATCAGCAAAGATAGCAGCATCTACCATTGGCACCTCTCCTTTTTCAATCATTAATGCAAGAGTAGAACTTTGAACTCCAGCTCCTAAAGATAATATTCTAAGATCACTCATTCGCAAATACATCCATATAGATCACCACTACCATCATTCATGACATGTCTATTTATGGGAGCATCATGATAGGTTGTCAATTTTAATCTTATTATATCGCAAAACTCAAAGCAATCTACTGCTGTTAATAATGTAATACTTTGTAACATTTCTTGGGTAACTACTACTAAACTATATATACCATCACTTAAAATAATTAAACTCATTTACCACCTCTATTTCGTTTTTTCCAAGATCTCTTTTTATGCTTATTCATACTGGAGAACTTCGGTTTTTTTCTTTTTGATATTGATGTTTTCTTTGGGATCCTTTCGTGGGGTTGTTTGCTTATATCAAACTTTACTCTTGCCATCATCCTCCTCTATATCAATTATTGGTTTAGCATCTGGTCCTTGCATTACAATACCAACAACTGATGGTCTATCGCTATCCTCATGCTGTTCTAATAATCCAGCAGCCTTAGCCAACACTCTAAGTACAGCTACCTTGTCATGCAGCTCTACCTCTAACTGAGGGCCTAGTTTTGTCGGAGTAACTTTAATTTTTTTTATAGCTTTGACTGCTGCATCCGATATGTTTTTAGTATCTTTTATTGTAACATTACCTTTATCATCCCACTCCATAATATCGGCAATATTAGCTTGAGCTATATCAACAAGTTCTTTAGCAACACTTTCCTTGTTGTGTTCAATGATCTCGGATTTTTGCACTCTCCTCTGGACCACTCGGACACCACCGAACCGATCCAAAGGAGGTTTAACTATTCTTTTTTTAGAATGGGATTGCGTCATCCGATATTCCTTCACTTGCTGATTTTTGGTGAAGAGGTATCTGAGGATCATCTTTATTCTCAAACACTCTAAAGAAAGCTACAAGATCTCCTTTGTTATACTCCTTAGAGCTATCCTTCTTGTAGATCTTAATATCCTTAGCACCTGGTACTGATGATCTTTCTTTTGTTTCCTTATCCCAGTTAGATGCGTTCCATTCTTCAATGATGTACTCACCCTCTGGTAAGCTGTATCCTTTCATAACCTTATAGTTACGATTGCTATGCGTTGGTCCACTCATATATTTCCTTTTCCTTTTATGTTTCCTTTTTTAAGTGGAGCTGCTTTGACTAGCCTAGGATGAGAAAGCCTACCCCACTTATATAACTAAAATAACTAACCCACTATAGTTTTAACCTAGAGAAAGTTATGTGAACATACTAAATGATTTGTAAAATAATTGCAAAAAAATTGTGAGTTATCCCCCCATATATATTACTGCGTGGGGGGGGAGGATGTTGCCTTTTTGTACCAGCTTTGTACGCAAATGTTCTAGTTTGTTCTATAATCGTTGCTAGGCCTGGCTTTTATAAATTGTAAAGGTTCGTTTACTTTTTATAAATGTATTGTTACCTGGGCATCTTCATTTTCCTAGATAGTTTCTTAACCATATCCTGGACCAGCTCCTTATTACTGCTGGGTGGTGGTTTCCTTTTAAATACATCCTTATAAAATACTATTCTTTTAGGACAATCCTTTCTGTTATTCCTTCTCCACAATAGTATCTCCTTAATTCTAGCAGCAGCTCTATCCTCGGTAAGTCCTTCCTTTACCCATTCTGCTACCATATTCTCATCTTCAATATTATATTGAACCAAAGTTCCGAAAATCTCTTCGGTTATTCTTACAAACCTATTTAATATGTTTCTGACTATAGGGTATAT